TCAGACTTTGCAAGAATTTCGCGCCTTCCACAGCTCCTTCATTGTTAAGGCCGATGTCGTTCGGGTCGGTTCCATCCTTGCCGAAGATGTAGCCCCATAACCCGACAAGAAGGAATACGCTAGGTATATTTGCGGTACGTCCCATACGAAGGCGAATTTCTTGCTCTTCGGATCGTTATAGGTTTTTGCGAACGCTATCAATTCCTCGTACGTCTTGGGAGCTTCCTTCAGCAGTTTCTTGTTGTAGTACAGCGCGTAAGTGTCCACCGCGATCGGGTATCCGTACAATACCTCTTCATAGCTGAGAGCCGGAAGCGCGGCAGGCACATCGTTCTTCTCAATATCGTCGCGGGTGCGATCGTTCTCCAGCACCAAGCCCGCCGTAACGGCCTTGCCGACATGGTCATGCGGCGCCGAGAAGACGTCCGCACCGATCCCGGCCGGTCCGTCGGTCACCAATTTGCCCACAGTGTCGATATTCGGGACCGGTGCCACCTTGACGGGTACGCCGTAACGCTTTTCGAAATCCGCGCCAACCTTCTTGAGATAATCCAGCTCATTTCCCTGCGTATCCCATACGAGCAGCTTTGCCCGGATTCCGGCGCTGAGAGAGCGCTTTCAGAAGAGGTTGCGGTCGGGCTCGAAGAATCCTTAGGACCTTCCTCATTCGATGTGTTACATGCGGCTAAAGAAGACATCAGAAGAACCGTCGCCAAGCTCGCAGCCATCACTTTGATTCGCATACATACTCCCCTTTTTTCATAGAAATTGGTAACTAAAACGTTTAAGTACTTAACCGGTTAAGTCAAGAATATAGAAGGCCCAATGTTTTGTCAATAGGTTTGTCGAAGATTGTCGAAGTTTAGACGGAACAACCTTATTTAGAAACCCGAGCAGCGCAGCAGGCATGACAATCGTTCACGAAATTTAAAGAAAATAGAAAGCTCCAAAAAAACAGAAAAAGCCCCTCCCTCGTACCCGCTAAACCGCGTAAGGGAAAGGCTCGAAGTATTTGCATTTGTGATTTGATAATGCCATTGATGACTGCCGGCTTTATTATTATGCTTTAACTCGCATGGCGACAGCCAGCGTCCGCCATCCTTCCGCTGTAAACCTTGGATCGTTAATAACGCCCCCGAGATCGGCGCTGCCGAATTCGTTAACGAACCAGGTCGGAGGCGGCCCTCTGTTCTCCAACTTCGCGACGCGCGCAACGAGCGCATCGAATGCTTTCTTTTCTGCGTCAGTCATAGCTTCATCCTCCTCTGTACGATCATATTTTTTTAGATTGTTCTCGTTAATGATTCTTATTAACTTTTCATAATAAGCAGGATCGCCATCAACATTTGCGGGCGCATCCGTAGCATAGCCGCATTGGTACAGGGCAAGGCACTGCTCTTCCGGTGTCCGGGCTGCTCTAACGCGGGCGTAACGCGCCAACTGAAACAACCTATCCTGATCGCGATAAAAGTCAAACACGGTATCGTACGATCGCCACGTCGCCGTCGTCTGGACGCGCTGACCTCCCACAACCTCCCATGTCGAAGTTGTGTATGTCCGCCCTTTCCACCATTGATTCGGTTTGCCGGAACCAATCTTGAAGCCGCCTAGATTGAAATGCTCGTTGATGGAGCATCCGGTTTCCAACAGATTTTGTGCCAGCCGGGTGGACGGGAAGAGCGGTGAGCCCTCCCGTCGTGCACGAATGGCCAATGGTGCAAGCTGGGCAAAAAAAGCGGATTTACTGAGCTTTGCCATTCGGCGTACCTTCTCTTTCTTCCATTCTTTTCGCCGCCCGACTTAGCTTGTACTCCATTTCGCTTTGTACCCAACCAGTCACTTTCTCCATCGTATGGATGGGGAGCCAGTCAGCCCAACCTGCCCGAATCGCATTGGCAGTCATGCTCTTAATGGTGTGATAGAGCAATCCGAATACGAACACACCAAACACAATTCCCGGAGTTCCAAAAGCAACATCAAGCAAATGCCCGCCTGCCGGCAGCAAGAGCATAAAAAACATTCGGAACACGCCATCGATCCCATAGCGGCTTGAGTATGTCTTATCTTTCTTCGATGCGCGCGATCCGCTCAGCCAATCCATCGAAATGAAGAACAGCAGCGTAACCATAAGCGACGCCACCGCCGATCCAGGGCCGTAGAAATATTCAAAAACAGGAAATAAAAAACCGCCTGCGGCGGCGGTAATCAGTTTGTCCATTCGGCACCCCCTAAATAACAAGCACTTGCACTATGTTAGGAGTAATTCTTTTCATAACGCGATAACCGGTTTCAGAGGCGGTAGCAATCCCTTCGTCATCCGGACGGACGAATCCGCCAGTCTCAGCGGTGCCGTCGTCGCGTACGTAGAGCTTACCCATCAAGCCGACAGCAGACCATTCTTTTCGATCTTCTCGAGCATCGTAAGGCGTTTCATTATCCCATTCAGGGTTGAGCACAGGTTGCCTTTCTACCCGCTCCTCCATGATTTCCACTCCGTTATCGTCATACACTGCCGGTATGGTGACATCATGGTATTGGATACGGCCCCAGTCGTCCGTCACGTACTTGCTTTGCCAACGCAATCCTCCCGCATCACCGATAATGGATGGTGTAGCGCTCACAACACCGACTATATATTCGTTAGCCGAAGTTGCCTTGCGAATCTTGTCTCCTACTAGCGTAACAAAATAACCGACTCGGTCTTCTTCGTCCGGATTGCCATCCAGCCATTCGAACATCTCGGCATAGTCGGCGCCTGACGATGAATAGACACCGTCAGATGTGACCGCACCGGTTGAAAGAATTTTGGTGGCTAACCCTTTAGCAGATGAACTCGTACCATTAGCCAAAAACCAAGCACCTGCAGCGTTGGCATCACCATAGTTACCCATTATATGGGCAGCGGCAAATCCAGCGGTGTTCGTTCCTATGCCTTCGGCATGGGAGGCCCATGCATTTGAAACAGTATTATCACCTTGAGCATGAGAAACGTAGCCGGATGCAACTGTGTTTAAACCCTCAGCATGTGTGTGAGGACCTGATGCCGTTGTGGAGCTGCCCTCAGCATGCGAGCCTTCTTGAGTTGCCTGTGTGTATCTTCCTTCAGCGTGACTACCGATACCAGATGCCGAGGTACTAATACCTTCTGCATGCGATGCTTGACCTGATGATGTGGTTAATTGCCCCTCGGCATGTGACGCCGTACCTGATGAAACTGTTGATACCCCCTCGGCATGTCCCACTGCACCAGTTACCAATGTATCAGTACCCTCAGCATGCCCAGCAAACGAAGAAATGGTTGAAGTACCAAGTAGATCAGTATTATTGACTGGTGTAAACATCAGTGGAGTGGATACAAGAACTTTCGATCCAAGTCCTTCGGCATGTCCAGAGACTGACAACGCAGCGCTGAAGCTTCCTTCGGCGTGTGAATATGTCGCACTTGCTCTAGTATTATATCCTTCGGCATGTGCGGCTAGTCCGGATGCTACTGTCGACATACCTTCCGCATGCGACGCAGCTCCTGTTACCAGAGTATCAAACCCTTCTGCGTGTCCAGCATAAATTGTAACTGAAGACGTACCTAACAGATCGGTATTATTAATGGCAATCCCGGCTTGCCCGGTTGTAACGTTAACTTTTGATCCATACCCTTCGGCATGTGAAACTGCTGTAAGTGCTCTAGAGATACTACCTTGAGCATGTGAAGCAGGTCCAGCTGCAGTTGTCGATAAACCTTCGGCATGTGCACTATCAGCAGATGCAATTGAATACGTTCCCTCCGCATGGGCAGCCGAGCCTCCTGAAAACGTGTTGTATCCCTCTGTATGTGAATAACTTCCGGTAGCAAATGTGGCTAGCCCCTCAGAATGCGCATATCTTCCTCCTACTCCATTTCCTAACTTATCAAATAATAATAATACCGTTCCCACAGAAATATTGGCGGCCGACCCTACACCTACTGTTCCTGTACCTATATTAGCTGACGTAACTGTAGTTGTTGTTAAAACGGGGGAGTATACACTTCCGTTATATGTTATCGTAATGACCCCAACCAATTGCCCTATTGCAAAAGAATGCCCTGCACCTACAGTCAGTGTATTTCCCGCCACAGCAGTTACTTTCAAACCATACCCGGAAAACGAGCCCCCGCCTTCGGCATGCGAAGCTGCGCCTGACGCTACCGTTAAATTACCTTCGGTGTGCGATTGATGACCTGATGCTAAAGTGCTGGCACCTTCAGCATGACTGGCTGCTCCTGTCGCTAGCGTATCAAAGCCTTCGGCGTGCCCGGCATATGTTGTAACAGCCGATGCTCCTAATAAATCCGTATTAAGAACTGGGGTGATGGACGACCCCGATGTTACATTAACTTTCGATCCATAACCTTCGGCATGCCCACATTCCGATAAAACTGCACTCAGTCGTCCCTCAGCATGAGTAAAATATGAAAGAGCTTTAGTATTAAGACCTTCTACATGTGACGCCTGACCTGATGCTACTCCGCCATCTCCCTCAGCATGAGCATAATTTCCAGATGCCGTTGTATTATTACCCTCAGCATGAGATGAAGTTCCAGATGCCGTTGTATTATTACCCTCAGCATGAGCTTGGGAGCCTGATGATTTTGTCAAATATCCTTCGGAATGACTATACTGTGCGCTCGCAATTGTGCCTGACCCTTCGGCATGTGATGCCCAACCAAGCGACAGTGTTCCAGACCCTTCGGCATACGCACTGCTGCCCGTAAAATTGCCCACCTTAATTAAGTATTTCCAAGTGGACGATGGGGTGGCTGTTGTTAGTCCGATAACTAGTGAACTTACAGAAGAAACGGTATCATACACCGGGCCATTGGGAGGATCCCGAAAAATGATAATCGCATCTCCGACAGACAACGAACCATTTTGCGATTCTAGTGTTACCGTTTTTCCACCTGCGTCAAATGCTGCTATTGGACCATGTGCCGCCGATGTCGCCGCCAAAGTATAATACCCTTCGGCATGTGAATTTACTCCGGCCGCTGTAGTATTATTCCCTTCAGCATGTGAGGCATAACCCGATGCAGACGTACCAATCCCCTCGACTGAGGAGGCCGTGCCTGTCCCGGGCTTGGCTGCCGTGCTGCTTTGAACGAATGCGGTAGATGCTGCTTGTGTCGTGTTTGTCCCTACCGTCGCAGTCGGTACTGTTGGTGTCCCGGTTAGTGCAGGTGACGCCAGCGGCGCAAAATAACTCCCATGCTGCCCATCTAATAAGTCGGCGTTCAAATTGGTGCTTAAAACCCCGTTACTTACTGGCACTTGGTTGGCTGAATTTCCTATATGCCATCCATCCACCATATCTGCATTGAGATTAGTAACGACTTTAGTTGAAAGTACATCAAACGGTGCAATCCCGCTACCATTTGCCACCACAGAAGAAAATCTTCGAGCCGTAATGTCACCATTTTCGTCTCTTACTGCAATCTTGTTAGTTTCGGCCGCTGTTGTCGCGTGGTATCCATCCACCATATCGGCGTTAAGATTCGTGACGACAGTTGTCGAATTCACTACAAGCGGGGGCGTACCTGTTGCTGCTGTCGACCCAAAAACCCTGGCATTAAGGTCGCCGTTTGATAGTCTAACGGCCACGGTATTGGCAATAACGTTTTGATCAGCTTCATACCCGTCCACCAAGTCGGCGTTAAGGCTCTGCACCTTTGTTGTCGAATTTACGACAAGAGGCGCAGTGCCCGTTGTTACGGTAGATTCGATCTGATCCTTAAATACGCTCTTCCGCGTAAATGATCTATAAGCCATAGGAAGTACCGTACTATCTGTAGTATAAATAGAGCCTATCCCAAACGACTCTTGCACCGTTGGCGCCATTAAACCCTCTACATAAACACTGTACGAATTTAAAGCATTAGGCAGTGCTATCTGTACTCTCCAACGTGAATTTGTGGAGTCATAGGTTACGTTTGATAATGCAACTCCATTTGCAATATTGCCTACGGCCTCTATATAGTCTGTATCTTGGGCGTTAATTGCGCCGCCTGAACTTGTAATTAAGCTGAACCTTTTTCTAACTTGTCCTGCTGCATTAAATTGGTTCCATACCCCGCTAATAACAACATCGAAGTATCCCATGTAGAATTGTGTAAAATAGACGTCTACCTTCTGGTTCGGCGTTGAAGCTGCGGACGTGACTTCCCCAAGGAATGACTGAAAATACTTTCCTATCTTTTGCTTATTCGAAGTCAGTTGAATAAATGAAGGGCTCGCCGTCGACCGTACGTCTTGATCCAAGTGGTATCCGTCCACCATATCAGCATTCAAATTTGCAACTTTGGTCGTGGACGCAACCGTTAACGGCGCAACACCCGTAGCAGCAGTAGACGCAAACGAAGGGGCAGTGGGAGTACCTGTAAACCCTGGCGAATCTAAAGGCGCAATTTTCACCCAAGCTGGAGTAAAGGTTGCATTAGCCGTCGTGGCCACCGTTCCCGTGTCGAACATTTGAAGCCCGCCGCCCTCCGAAAGCCTTATACCGCGAGCTCCAAGAGAGGGGTGGGTATTCGAATATCGCCAATTACTGGATCCATCCGTATAGGCATTGTTCGCGAATAATGCCTGGCCGCCAGCATTACTCGATAAGTCAGCCCATTGATACGCATTGATTTGTCGCCCGCTATTATTCGTTGCACTAATTCTTGGCGCACCAACCGTTCCAGTAAATGTCGGCGATTCGAGATTCGCCTTCGTAGTATCCGCACCTGGACCGGAGATTTGAACAAACGTCAATGGAGTCGTATTAATAGCAACCGTGCCCGTATTATTCATAGCAAAGCTCTTGCCGCCATTGACCGTGCCTTCGCGCACATATACTTGGATGCCGGCGGTAATCTTAGCCGTACTGTCGGCATCCGCCGCACGCATCCAACCTCCCGAACCTACTACATAAACTCCGTTTTGTTTGCCGTCAGTCTGGCTTTTGACCAATACTCGATCACCGGCGGTAAGGGCAACGCCGTCAATCGTTTGCGTCCCGGAAAGGCTGATGTCAACCGTAGTCGCGACCCGTACGTTGCCATCAACGGCTACTTGATTTTGCAAAGCATTTACATCCGTATAACCGGCTTTCTCAAGATCAAGAGTTTTGATCCCTTGCTCAATCCGATTCAAGTCCGTTTCGGTAACCGTATCTCCGAACGTCCAATTTGTTTTTCCGCTGTAAGCCATTAAACAGCCTCCTCAATTGAAATGACATGACGCATAATGGTGTCCTCAACGATCGGTACATTGACCGTCCTTGTACTGATCACCATGCCGGCAGAGGACTTAAGCTCCATCTTGGTAACAGTAGCGACTAATCCGAATGGAACGAGGTATTCGATTGTCAGAACGTTGTCCATTGTCGCCTTGATCACGAAACTCGTAATCTCGATCGACCCGTTCAGGACGACCTTTGCGATCTTGGTGTTCGTATATCCCGCTACCTCGTTTAAATATGATTGCGTAATCATAATGGAACCGCATCCCTTCGAACGGAAAATGGTATGGCCCCGACTCCCCAGCTCCCAAGCTTGGTCAAGCGATTGAGACCAATCATATAAGCCTGATCATGCAGCCCAATCCGCTCTGCGGCAAACGTTGTCGGCTGATAAATCAAATTGGCCGGTTTAAGTAAATGGATCGTGTACTCGATCTCCCGGAGCACTGCCGCATTCTCGATCCCGACGCTTATCCGCAGTATAAAGCCGACAGGATCGATTTCAACGACGACAAGCCCCGGAACTCCGGCTATATAATCCAGCTTTTGCTGCAAATATCTTTTTGTAAAAGGAGGCTTGGTCGTATAGCGATTAACGATCCGGGTACGCCGAAAGCTCAACGTTTCCGTTGTCGGATCGGCCACGATAGACAACATGCGCTCCCGCCTTCGAATGGCATCCTCAGAGGAAGTCAGGACAAACTGATCGTTAAAGAGACGATTTACAGCGGTCTGCAACGATTGAAGCTCCGTATCCTCCGTCGCAGCCAGCTCTACAAACTCCCCTATGTCCTTGTAAAACTCCGGAAGATACGACAGTAAAGGATCACTCAAGAAGCGTCACCGTCCCTGCCATCGGGATTTGCTCCTCGGTCAACGTGACGTTAGCCGCAGTTCCGTTGAATAGAGTTCCTGTCACATCCGCCACCCCCTGAACAGCTAACATCCGAGCCTCCAACGGGGAAATGCGAACGATTGTCTCGGCAACGTTCGCCCAGTTGCGCCGCAAAGACAGCAAATACTCTTCAACCGCCGCTTCGAGATTGTCCTGAACTTGACCGATCGTAAATCCGCTCTGCAAAGTTACTGTCGTCGTAACGTTAATCGTTACCGTTGCAGCCCCGGCCACGGTAACGCTATGACCAATTGGGGCAAAACCAATCCCCATGCCGCTATTGCTTTCCGGATCGACAATCGTCTGCACCTCATCTACCAGGGCAATAGTAGGGGGATTATAGCTGCTGTCGACAATCGTCACTTTAACCGTGCCGCCGCCGGCCCAAGCCGGGAACACTTTGACTCCGCCCACTCCGTCCAGCCCGCCTATTTTTTCCAAATAGTCGCCGACGTTTCCGCCAAACGGCTGCGCATTGATCTCAGCGAGGAACCGGGCTCTCAGCGCTTCATCCGTCTCCTCCTCCGCTCCGGGAACCCGAATGTCCGCCAGCTCGGCTCGAGACAAACCGTCCACATAGTCAATCGGAAGCAACTGTCCGAAATGTTGATTCCCGACTACGCCGACCGTTTCGCAAATCAATTCATAACTGCCAAGAGCCAATTTGCTTGCCGCAGAATAATTGATTCCTGAAATCGAATACCGGCTGCCGATCGGCACATCCAAAGGCTCGTTCGCAGCATTATAGAACAGCCCCAACCGGCTGGCGACGGTTGCCGTCTTACGCACCGTACCATGCTCGGCGGCGCGACGCGTCAAATAATCGCCGCTCGACGTGTCCGCAAACGACAAATTATAGTTAATGTCTAGCTCAGCGTACATCTGTGCCAACTCGGCAGACGCCGGCGCCAGGGCGTCATAAATGACGCTCCCTTCACGCTTATCCATATCCGCCGGCACACGGCCAAGCATACGAAGCAGAATAGCATCAAAAGTTTGCGCCTCATACACTGACTGTCACTCCTCCCTCAAAAGCTCCGAAATCCGACTCAACCGTAAACGTCGCCAAAGCGCTGTCGCCATTCACCGTAACCTGCATATCCGTCACATCGCTGATACGGTCATCCTGCAGCAAAGCCTCCCGAATACATCTTCCAAGCTCGGATTTCGCAATTTCCGGAGACCGCCCGGCGGCCCCAGCCGTCTCCATACCGTAATCAAAGCTATATATTAAAAAGTTATACCGCTCGGATTGCAAAATTTTGCGCACAGCCTGCTTCACTGCCTCCAAACCGTCAACCGTTCCCGCCGCGCGCTGCATATTCCAATCAAGCCGGTACGTACGGCTGGGTTGCCTGACCTCCTGAAGCTCATCTGCTTCTATCTGTCCGCCAGTAGGTATCACGTCCCCACCACCCTGTCCAAAATAAGATATTGCTGCCCGCCCTGAACACGAAGGAGAATCAATTTATCTCCCGCTTCCAGCCCCCGGCGAATCAGAAGCTTTTCCGTGAGCGCGGCTCCGGTCGTTCCGCCCGCGGCGCTATGCGTGTGCTTTGCATCGATTTCGTACTCCGTTAGAGATTCCGGCACAATAAGAAAATCCGCTGTGAGCACGAACCGTTGATCGACGGTCACCTCCAGCGGATTCTCATTTGCGACAGTTCCGACTATAACGGCGACTGGCTGGCCAGCCTCTACAGCTCCCATTCCGGCTTTCTTGATAATATTGAGCAAGGACATTAGATCACCTTCATTTCAAGCGACATCGTATGGTCGCCATCGAATTTATGACTGCACTCGTCAATCAACATCTTCTGTTTAATGCCCAGCCTGTCGTTGCGGACGTAAATAAAATGGCCGGCTCTCAGCCGCAAATCGCCTATTGCATCCATCTTAAGAGTCCGCGTTTCCCGATTCTTTAGAGCGGCAAGCATGCTCAGCAATTTCTTTATCTGCGCGTCGTTCGTCTTTTCGTCTACCGAGCGATAGAACTGCAATCTCCCCCACTTGGCGACGTTAACGCTATCTTGAGCGGGAAATACCTCCCTGACGCCGGTCTGAGAGTTGTCCCGCACGATCCGAAAAGTATTGTAGGTGTCATCGTCGATGGACTGGCTGTACTCGTAGCCTGTCATAAGACTTTCATCGCCGATATAATAGTCTTCCAGTGTCTCGGTTATGTTTTTTAGCTCCAACGCTCCAAAATTGTCGAACAGAAAAAACTCTTCCTGCCCATTAAGAGACGTCTGATCCAATGCACCGCAAATAATATCGAGCAGAGCTTTATCCTTCTCGCTTACCTTAGGTATTTTATATTTGGTATCGGCTAAATTACCGACCTTAAGCTTGAAGTCGGTTGCGATTTTCCGGATAATCTCCGTCGCGGTTTTGCCGGTGAAAATATAGGAGTCGCTATACAGCAAGTATCGGATTTGGTCGTATGCTTTTACCTTCACCTCGGAGCTTTCGCCGAAGGTTAGCTTGAATACATAGCCGTAAAAAACTCCCTTGCCGTCTTTCTTCACCCGAATAATATCGCCGTTATTAATTTTGAAATTGCTTTTGTTTATGAGATTGTCCACTATAGTGAAGTCCAGACTTCCCGGCTTGCCGACTCGGCTTGTCGTCCATTCCAGACTGGAAATAATTTCAGAGATGTCCCAAACCTTGCCGTCTTTATTGTCAAGCAGCACTTCGAATGCCATAGCCTGCACCTCCTCATGACGGTAATTTGATAACCATTCCGATTTGCAGGCTTTTAAGCTGCGCATCCTTGATACCGTTCAACTTCTGAATCTCGGGCCAGCGGCTCGCGTCGCCCAATATTTTTTGGGCCACCTTGTACAGGCTGTCTCCGGCAACGAGCTTATAGGTTTTCGGGACTTGCTTCTCGTTCGGCCTTGCAGGCTTCTTCGAAACGGTCTTCTTATTAATCGTTACAGTTTGAGCCGCATAAAATCGGTATTCTTTCAGCTCGATTTTGTACTCGATATCCCCTCCGCTTCCCGCAATCTCCGACCATTCGAACGACTCGATGCTGACGGGAATGTTGATATCATAGTGGCCGGAAAAAACAAATCGAATAGGCCGCTTAGTCGCCATCCAGCGTTCAATTGTCTGTACATATTTGGCCGGCATAAGAAAAACGGCTTTCGTTTCTTGCAATATGGGGTAATTAACAGCTGGAAAAAAGGAGCTAAAGCTTATCCCTTTGAGACTTCGAGCGGTAATGACATTGATCTCGCCGAGCCCTACGACCGTATAGGTCTTTCCATTTCCGCTTCCTTTAATTTCTAATATTTCTGGAAGAATTGGGATTTTTAACTTTTCGTCTCCGTTATTGAAGCTCAGCTGAATGCTATACTCCAACTCCATTATCCATACACCCCTTGAACCGAACTAGAGAACTCCTCCTCCAAGTAGCTCTTAATACCGGTAATAATGGTCCCGATATCCGACTCGTTGCGGACATGCGTCTCGCCAAAGGAGATTTGCGGTGTCAGATTGACGAAGTTTTGAATATTTTTCATTTCCGCCAATTCTCTCATCGCTTTCAAATCCTCGCTGGAGATCTCGACCTTATCTCCAATTGTTCCAACCTCGTTGACCCTGTTAATGTTGGCCGAGCGCCCCTGATTGGAGAACCCATTAGTTTCGTTAGTCTTAGCCTTGTTCAGATTGGCCGGGTGGCTTTGATTCCACTTGGAAAAATCGGGTGGGGCTGCCTTATCCTTGGCCTCCTGCTCCTTAGCCGCTTTTTCTGCCTGCTCTAGAGCTCGTTTTGATTTTCGGTCATCAAGCATCTTTAATCTATCGGCTTCCCGACTGGCTGCCTTAGCCGCAGCATCTTGTTTCATTTTATTGACTTCATCTATACCGGCTTGCTTAATAGCCTTAGCCCGTGCCTCAGCTTGCACGCTAATTTGTACAGGCTGAATTATTTGAAAGTTGGTCCCTAAAATTTTATTTGACGTTTCTGAAAGCCAGTTGATTGCATCGATCGCGCCATTAATCATAGCTTCAATGGCTTGTAACGCCAGAACCCCCGCCGATTGAAAAGCGTTTACTATGCCGTTGCCGACCATAGTAAAGAAAATAGGAATTTGATCAAAAAAGTTCAGGATCATATTCCAAGCTTGCATTAAACCGCCCGCAAATTGGTCATTCGTGTTCCAAAGGTTAATTAACCATCTGACAAGAAGGACGATTCCGGCAATCAACGCAATAATTACAATAACGATCCAGGTCATCGGATTGGCTAATAATGCGGCATTAAACCCAATCTGCGCGCCGGTTGCCAATTCGGTCGCCGCCACTTGGGCGAGTGTTGCACCCGTTGAATATGCCGAGCGGGCCGCAGAAATGGTCGTCAATAAATTCTGAATTCCCAGAGCGACATTAGATGCTATAGTCGCTATCTTCCAAAGCGCCAAGGCCGATGTAACGCCGATAATAGCCGTTTCAATAGCCGACCAGTTATTCGTAATGAAATCGGTAATCTGTCCCGATTGAAGAAATTCATTCACTTTGTCGATCAAGGGTGCCAAAGAAGTAAGGGCTGCAGCTCCGACATCATTCAAGGTCGTTTTCATATTGTTGCCCAAAGCTTCCATCTGCTTGGCTGGACTATCCATCATCCCGTCAAACGCAGCTTGGCCCATATTTTGTTTTTCCATGAGCTGGTCGAACGCGCTCAAGAAGCCATCCATATCTCCGGCTTTGGCTAACTCTTCGATTTTAAAAGACTGCACGCTTGACTGAGGCATATTAAACCGTTCGGAAAGCGCGCCAACATCCCCGGACATGGCTTCCTTCAGCACATTCGCGGCGCTTTCAATGCCGCCCCCCTCCAAATCAAATGCAGACAATCGATTAGCTAAACTGTTTAGCTTTGTCAGTTGATCGGTATTTTGAGTTATGCTAAAAAACGAAAGCGTCCCTTTCAACGATTCGTTGACATCCTGCCCCGCTGCCATTGCATCGGCTTTAAACTTCTCAAACATTGCGGTGCCGATATCCCCCGATCCCGTTCCGGCTTTAAACATTTCCGCCAGGTTCAGCTGATCCATAGCGCCGCCGAAGCTAGAGCTTAAAAAGCCGCCAACGTCTTGTAAGGTTTGGTATGCAGATAGAAGTCCATTAATCCTCGCCTGCAGCCCACCCGCTTCCGACTTGCCCTCACTCTTCTGCTGGTTGGGGGTATCCTGAGATTGCCGAGCACTTCTGTTCGCTCCGTTTAACTGAATGCCAGCCGATCTTAACCGTCCGACAGCGGCAATGAGACGCATAACGAGCCTTTGAATATTGGTAAACATCACGGTCAGCGCTGCCGGTAACTGAATTTGGATCGTCGTTCTAATCGAACCGATCCCGGCCATTAACTGACCCCGCAGTGCAGACATCTCGGCCAAAGCCTGTGACGTATCCAACGATGCCTTGATCTTGACAGTAAATCCTTTCAAGCGAGTTCTGATTTGGTTGCGAAAATCCGACGTTTCAACAGCCGTTATCTTAACTTCCGCATGCACGGTCCCTATTTGCCTTTCGATGCGAACGCGAACCGATGCAGCCTGCGAGAGTGCCTGTGTCGAATCCAGCGCTACTTCGACCATTGCTCTATCCAATACTACTCGAATGGAAGAAAAGCCTGACGATGCAATATGCTGTCGCAACTGTTCTACTTCTGCCAATACTCCGCCAATGTCAATCGTGAGCTTTACACTTGCCTCCGTCGATGCTATTCGGTTAATCGTTTCATGAAGCTGTTCGTTCGCAGCGATCTCATCAAAAACCAAACGAACGGTTACTGCCGGATTCAATACCTGCAGTACGGTTAAAAGACGAGTTCGTATCTCTCCGGCTTCAGGCGGACCCACATTGATAATCGCCCAGAACTGTCCGGTTACGCTTCTAATCCTTTCTCGGGCTTCTTCCGCATCCAGAATGGCGCCTTCCGAATAAAGCTCAATGCTAGCCTCGACGACAGGCAAATTGGTTTGCAGCAATTGCTGGACTCGGGCATAGTCCTGAACAATACCACCCGTATCAAAAAAGATATTGAACACGACCGTCTCGCCAAAACTGGATTCCAACCGATCCTTAAGACCATCCAATTGCGACAATGCACCCGAAGTGTCGATTTCGACAGCCATCCGCTGCTGAAGCTGCTGCTGCAGCCGTCGGGCCAGACCGAGCGCCCGCTGTATTTCCTTCTGAGCTCGGTTCAGCGTCTGCGAGACCTGAGCGAACATCTGCAAGCTGGAACTAACCGTTGCCATTATTTCACCACCTACTGTTCCCGAAATAAATAAAACTCGGCGGCAGCCACATGCCGGAAATTGCCGGAATAAGAGAAACCCGCCGTCTTGTTAGAAGACGCGGGTTCCTCACCATTCCCAACAGAATTATCTTTTTTTAGCCGCTTTTTTTTCTTGCTCCACTCGGATATCTATCATAGCGAAGATAGCCGCTCTCTCCCTGCGGTTCATCTTCACCAGCTCGTGCGGCAGAATCTGGAGCTCATGGAGGGCATAGTAGGCATAGTTCGCCTCGCCGTCGCCCTCCCGGATCAGTTTTTTACTTCTTCAATCAGATCGTTAAGATCTTTATCGAAGCCGTTCAGCTCCTGAACCTTCTGTACGATGGAGGAATACTCGCCGGGACGGAGCATCTTGCGAAGCAAGCTTTCCGCGCCCATAACGCCGTAGGACTTTTGCAAGTCCGCATTTTTCAGGTTCGGGAAAGTAACGCTGGACACGACCAGCTTGGCCAAGTAATCGTCCGAGTTGGTCTCGACCGTCTGCTGGCCGTATTTGCCTTTTACTTTCCGCGTAGCCGCCTTGCGGCATTCTTCGTTCTCTTCCTCCGTCATGCTCCGCAGCTTCCATGGAATCGGCTTGCCCGCCTTATCCTTGAAACGCTCCGAGACGATAAAGTCCTCAACTTCCTCTACCGCCACATTCTGTGCATAAAATACGCTCAAATCACTCACGTTCGATACGCCTCCCAAAATTTATTAGCCAAGCGCCGGCGCGCTGAAATTGGTCCCGATAAAGACATCCTCAAAAGTAAATTCAATATCCTCGTCCAGCGCTTCGCTTTCGGTATCCAATTTAGCAATAATGACCTTGTCCAAATTGACATTCTTAAGCGTAACCGTCTGCTGGCCAACGGTGGAATTGGGATCCTCGTTAACTACAGAGACTTCAAAATAGGTGTCAATTCCCGTTTTGACATAATCGAGCATCAGCTGTCTGAATTTGGAAGTCATATAGTAAATCGTCATGCTGCCGGTACCCGACCATCCGGTTGCTTTGTGCTGCGTACCGCGCCGACCGAGCGTCTTAATCTCGGCCTTGCTCTTCTCGATCGTGGCTTCGAGCTTCTTAATGTAGAACATTTCTTCATTCACATTATTAATCTTGGCATAGGCCCGGCCTTCTTGACCGTTAATGGTATCGCGCGCTAGAAGGAAAGACATCTTACTTCACCTTCACTTTCATATAAATTTTTTCGATTGCATCAACCGGCTGTACGCTCAATTCGACATAAACGCTATCCGATTCGATACCGCTCGTAACCTGCACATCCGCTTGAGAATCAAAATTTTGAATGGCGCCCGCCGCCTGCAACGACGCCAGATAGGTGACGATCTCGGCTTTCAGCAAATTGCGACCGTCGGCGTTGTTGTTGACTTTGCCCAAATAATACGCTTCAAAAATACGTTTGAAGTCGTTGCCGACACCGTCCAGCACCCGGACAACGCGGTTCTTGCGGAACTGCTTGCCTTTGTCCGGAGTAAAGCTGGTCAGGCTGTTAATGTCCTGCTCGACGATAGCCTTGCCGCCGCTCACTGTGAACAAGAGCTCTCCGGCTTCCAACGCCGTGATGGTTTGCGAATTCGTATATCTCGGAGACGCATCTACAGCATCATCGTAAGCTTGGTAGGTTAACGACTCGGCGATGGTTGCTGCGGCCGTCGCTCCTGCTACCCATGCAGTCGCCTGAGCAGCCGTAAGCGTTGTTCCATCCGAAAGTACAACGCCGTTCTTGACGCTAATAATGCCCTCGTGGTCCGCAACCGGATAATTTTCGAGAACCGCTTGGACTTTCGTCCCTTCCGTATCCCGCAATCGGCGCGCAAAAGCCGCATAGACGCCTTTGAGCACGTTGTCGGTTCCAGGATACGCCACCGTTTGCCAATCCCTCAGCTCCAGCGCTGCCAAAAAGTCCGTATGGTCGCCGTTGACTGCCGTTCCGTCCGCACCGCCGGTCAGCGCGGCGCCGGCCGACGTCGTAATCGTTCCGGTACCCGACCAAGTTACCCATGCGTTCGGCGCAAGGTCGGCAATGGCCGATACGACCTGACGATCCACCTCTTCGCCTTCCAACACCGTAATAACATCAAATTTCGCATTGTCATCTACATTGGTCTGAACAATAATCGTCAGATCGTTCCCTCTAGCACCGCCGTGCTTGGCCGTTGCCGTAAGAACACCGATCGCTTTGCTCGCTTTCGTACCGGTGTTCAGACGATAGAGAAGCAACGTCTTTGCCCGCTTAAGAGATTCCCGAATCAACAGCAGCTCCGGCGCTGCGATGTCATACCCGAGCAGCTCGCTCACATCATCGCCGGCATTAATCTCAAGAATTTGCTTGCTCGGCCCCCACGGCAGTACTAAAGCCGCAGCAACAATGCCGCGCTCACCAACCGAACCTAGCGCTCCGCCTTCACTCACGAAGTTGATATAGGCGCCCGGACGTACTTTGTTCTGTGCTACCCATGTTCCACCCGCCATTTTACTTCACCGTCCCTTGTTCAAAGTCTGATATCATGCGTTCGGCCTTATCGACCGAATATAGCTCGTAATTCGTGAGAACTGCAGAAAGCACGTCCTTCTGCAAAGGTGTAAATCGGCCGGCCTCCAGCAATTGCCGCTTGCTGTACGTCGGCTCAAGCGAGTTGTTTGACACCGGAGTATCCTGCTCGTTGTGATGACTCATTTGATCCCTTCCTCCACTTCGACCGACCCCATAAGCGGTACCGGCATGATTGGTTTGAACATGTACAAATTAACGTTGACAAAAAAATGCAGCACGCTATCTACAAATTCATAGCGCATCCCAGTTCCGCGCACCTGCCCGACTTCAAGCGGGATATACTCCAAAGCCTCGGTCAACCGCTCGGCTGCATCGTGAGCTTCTTCGATCGGTTCGATGGCGGATAACGGGAAATACTGAATGTCGAAAGAGTGCGCTCGGGCGTAACGTCTCCCCATGATGCGGCTCTGTGCCACAGGGAAATCTTTGACGAAGAAGCACGGCTTGACCACTCCCTCATCAACTGTCTCCGTATGGATCGGGAGCCCCGGGAACGCTTCACCTAACGCTCCAATGACGGCATCGCGAACATCGATTGCCGTTACCATGCCCTCACCTCTGATACCCATTAATAACTCCTAGAATAGGCTCCGCTTGCCTCGCCCAATCTTTCTTCGCTTCCGCCGACTCGCGCTCTTGAAACGCGGCTTGACTCCGCTGTCAGTTACGAATAAGAAGGCTTTGCTTACCTGCAGGGCCTCCAGCTGGTCGTCAAGGCCGCCCTTCACGGAGCCGACATCGTCCAGCTCGATTTTGTTTTTGTCGAGCAATCCGGCAACGATGTCCAAATCGTGTACTTTGCCGGCCAGCGACGATTTCAGTGCCATACTTAGCCGCAAATCATTCAGATCGGCTTCAAACTTTTCCGAGGCAGATCTGTTGTCGGCTTGCAGCTGTGCAATCTGCTCCTTCAAGGCAGCCTCGTTGCTCAGCGCTTTCTGGAGCTCTTCGAGCTGCTTGTCCCGCGCCTTGAGCGTTCGCGCCGCCGTCTTGCGCGCCGTATTTACAATTTCAAAACGATACGGCGGCACATAGCCCGTGTAGTTAGTTGTCACTCCTTCCGTAATCGTCTTGATTTGGGCTTCGCTCAGCCCCTGTGCCTCGAGTAACTTCTTCAGCCATTCCATGCGTATCATCCTCACTTTTTATCCCGGTCGTGTCCGGTGATGATAGTGTGACAGCGTGTGGGCTCCGGCAGTCTCATCCGAAGCCCGTAATGTCTCTCTACTAACAGCGACTTTGGGGGACAACTGTGTGACAAGAATCGTCAAATCGCTTGCTGGGCTTTGGATTTCGCCCTCTGAACGTATTCTTTAACGGTGTACCTCGATAGACCTAATGCACTCCCGATCTGTGCGTAAGACAACCCCTGGGTCGCATACAAGAGATAACAATCGCGCTCACGATCGCTCATCGCCCGAATTGCCTCCAGGGCTGCTTGTCGCTGCTCCGTCGTCAGCCGGATTGGACTGACAGGCTCCGCCTCTTGAAGCGAAGGGAACAGGTCCTTGTCCAACACAAACGGCTCGCGATACATGCCCCGGCGCTCGACACCCCGGTAGATTCCCGGCTGGCGACCGGATTGCATCCACTTGATCGCATAGGCCATATCGGAAATCATACCCGCCAAATGGACTTGGTCCGGGTGATCCGGCGATAACAGCTTACGGGAAGCTTCAAGCTGTCGTTTGCCTTTCGCATACTCCTTCAATCGCTCTTTTACCCACATCCGCCATCACGCTCCCCGGCCAAGTCTCAGCTTGATAATCAGCTCATTAAGAGCCACCTTATGGACTCCTAGGCATGAGGCCATTTCACGGCGAGCCATTATGCCGTAATTTGCCCGGACGAAAGCTTCGATTTCCGGAGGAACCCGCAATTCATTCCGGGCCTTGTTGTGCCCAAGGCTCTTCCTCCTCGTTTCGACGACTTCATATTCATCGAAAACAGCCGAATATTGCCCTCGATCGATTCGTTTGATTACTCCTCGTTTTTCCATCCGTTCAAGCGTCGCTGCCACTTTTTCGCGATTGCATTCCAGACTTGCCGTAATATCCACCGGTCTCACTCCCTGAACGGCCAGGACATAGACAGGCTCTTCCAGACTGGTTATCTGCGCTCTCATTAACGCCACCTACCTTTTTTGTCGTTTGTTTCTCGATTATCAGATAATTAATTTATCCGTTTGGAGCAAAAAAAACATTGATTGGATAAACAACATTACTTATAATGGTAATTAGATAAAATAATTATCGATCTCTGTATATCGACAACCCTAACCCCCAAATAACCCCATCTCAGAGACAACTTTAGACGGCGCTCCGTTATTTGACATCATTGCAGTCTCTTTCCGATACTTTCACTATAACGGATAATTAATTTATCCGTCAAGAGGGTATGGATAATATTCTATGAGGTGGTCCTTAATGAACTTTGGTGAAAAATTGACCCGACTAAGAGAGCAAAAAGGCCTTAGTCAATACGAAGTTGCAGAGAGATTAGGAATCAAAAGGCCAAGATACAATGCTTGGGAACAAAGCCTCGCTAAACCCCGAGCAGATTTGCTTAATTTGCTTGCTACTTTTTTCGAGGTTAGTCCAAGCTATCTTCTTGGGTTCAATGAAGAAGACACTCCTCAGCAACCAGAGCCTCCATTCGAACCCGGCACCATCGCGGCGCACCATGAAGGAGAAGACTGGTCAGAAGAGGAGCAAGAAGATATCCGGAGGTTCAAGGAATTCTTAAAATCGAAACGGATCAATAAATAACAGGAGAGATGTCATGCCTTACGACCGCCTGCTTACAAAGGCCGACCAAGATGGCGTCGAAGTATACGAAGAGCCAATGGCGCCAGCCAACAAAGGCCTCTATGCCGATGGCGTGATTTGGATCAATAAGACTATACCTACAGCTACCGAGAAAGCCTGTATACTTGCCGAGGAGCTTGGACATTATCACACGACCGCCGGAAACATTCTGGATCAACGCGATGTACGCAATCGAAAACAGGAAAAACGGGCTCGCAACTGGGCCGTTGAAAATCTAATCCCATTGCACGCGTTTATCGCAGCCTTTAAGTCCGGAGTAAGAAATCGATTTGAATTGGCCGATTTCCTCGACGTCACCGAAGAGTTTCTCGATTCATCCATTCGCCATTACCAGGAAAAACACGAATTCTACGCTATTCACGGTCACTACATCGTCGGGTTCGATCCCTTGTTCGTTGCTGAGATATTCGAGCCAAAACCATTATGA